AAGCCTTTATCGTTAAGTTTAACTTTTCTGCATGGCTTCTTTAATCCGCACGCCTCCGCAATCGCTGCGTTGATTTGTTCGTCGCTCACTTCTGCACCTCCTTCTGCGTCAGCTTATACGCCTCAGCCAACACAAGGTCAGCGTCAAGCAGTGCAGCCCGGTCTTGCGCAGATGCTGAGTTAGCGTCGTAGTGACTCAGCAGCCTATGCTTGAGCTGCTCGATCGCTGATGCCGCCTGTACGGCAAGATGCCTGTGCATGATAAGCTCGGCCTTAAGGTTGCCGATCATCTCGGCCTGACGGTTGTGTGCGTCCATGTATTGTTGTAGTTGTACGCTCATGCTGCGAATTTGACTCCCATTCGACGGTGTGCAGTCTTGTTCTCGTACCCGATGCTGATTAATGCATCGATCATCTCCTCGTTCGAGGGCCACATTTCCTTGCGAAAAGTGCTAGGATGTGCTCGGAGCCACATGTCCATTTCCGGCCAACGGTTCGGCACCGTCTTGTCTGCAAAGTAATCCCACCACACGATCTGCGCCACAAACACTTGCAGCTTCACCGGCAGTTCCATAATCCGGCTCTGCCATTCCCGTGGATCGACCAGTCTCAACCTGCCTACCCAGCCGTTCGATTGTCTTTTTGTATTCCTGATTCTCATTTGTTAGTCGTTTGTTTTCTTGTGTTAGTACATGGATGCGCTCCATGAGCGATTCGATTAATTGAGCACTCATTCTCGGTCGAAGATGTAGCCCAGCGCCAATGCTAGAATGCTTAGTATAGCAATAGCAACTTGTATTTTAGGTGGGTTCTTCATTCTTCTTTTGACTTTCTTTAGCATCACACTCAGGGCAGAACCAGTCTCCCCAAAAGTCTTGAGTCAAATCTTCCCGGCAGTACCAGCAGACTGGATGCTCGTCTTTGGGGTCGCTGTCCCCGGGGAATCCTGTGCTGATCATCGGCGACCTCCGTTGTATTCGTACATGGCTGACACCGCAAACACGGCGCTTGAGATAAACAACGCAAGCAGCACGACTGCTTCCCACAGTTCTTGAGCGAAGTAGGCAATGGCTAGTCCATCTAGAATCGCAAGTGTCGCAAATGCCCAGAGGTAGGGCAGTGCTTTGTTTGAGTTGTCGGGTTCAAGTTTCATATATGACTGGTAGTGTTTTACTTTATTCATTGTGGAATGTTGCTGTTTTGCCATGGAAACGCAGATTTGCACTGACGCCACACGGGCCATTTCGTTGGATGGGTATGCCAATCTCGCGAAACTCTGCGTCGTCGGACAGCTTCACAACCATCACGGCTGTGGCGTCTTGTCCGATTGCGCGGCTTTCACGAGCTTTACCCTGTTCATTTAGTTGCGTAATTGAGATGACTAAGCAACCTAATTCGATGCCAAGTAAGCGCAGACTCCGGCTGACCTCGGCCACTTCACGCTCACGGCTGCTGTCCTTGCCTAGGTCGCACCTGACAAGCTGGATGTAATCCACGAACAGCACGCCCAAGCCATCCGGCGACTTCGCCATAGCCCGTGCAGTAGCGCAGATGTTGGCGATGTCATAGAGATCGTCGCGCACCACTAGACGGCTGTTATTAAGCTTCTGGATGGCACCGTGGACGCCTCGTATGTCGCGCTCGTGCTTCGCACCTTCAGCGAGGGTGCGCAGGCTGACGCTGCCCAGCCGGGCGACAAGCCGGTCGATGATTTGGTTAGCTGGCATCTCCAAAGAGATGACGAGGATTCCTTTGTTCATAATAAGCGCATCTGCGTGTCGATTTTTGCCGATGCATCATACCGTTTGGTGTCTCCCTTTGGATATGGCTCAACGGTGTACTTCAACGCACTCCGCATTTGTTTCTTTTGTTTATTGTTGCCGCAGAAGTAAATATATCTGTGCTTTCTGGATCTTTCCTTTAAGTAAAAAGCATCTCCGTACTTTTCTCGCATCCAAGCTGCCCTATTTTCTTTGCCGCGACTTTCATCTGCAATTGTTGCTCCGTGAAGATGTTCTAGGCCTTTAATTGCCCAATCTGTTCTTTTTGCCGAAAGGCCAGTGTATAAAAAGTTTGTGGCTTGATAAACGTAGCCAACATGTCCCTGTTCTAGATCAGCATAACTAACAACAATCAGTGGCTTTGGCAGCATAGATAAAGATCTTCCAACTAAAATGCTTGCAAGGTTTTTCATGCTGTTGCAACAGAGCCTGTTTAGCTCAACCACATGGCTTTCCCATACTTCCCCGCAAACTCCAGACCTTAATGATGAGCTTGCTGGAGTTCCGTAAGTGATAACACCCTGAAGTTTACTGTCTTGCCAAGCTCCAAAAGCGTAAGATATTGGACAAAGCCTTCTTGCGTAATGACGATTTAAAAGCCAAGGCTCCGCTTCAGTTGCAGAGATTTCAGTGACAACAATATCCACATTATCGTGTTCCATTACCTGGCCTTGCAGACGTGTGACTATGCTGCCCCGTGTACGGCTCAAGCAGATACTTCACCTCGATAAGATCCGTCGATTGATTCTCCGGCAGAAGCATAAGCGCCTCCATCTTCGAGCCGAGTGCAGCCTTCTCGCCGATGGCGATGATGTCCTGCGTCTTCTTGGGGCGCGGCAGCTCCACGTTTTGCAGCACGTTAGTACGGCGGATGAGTACCCAGTCGCTCATGGTTGTGCCTCCTTCCACTTGCCTAATGTCCGCAGAAACGCCTTTGCCTTTTCTCGCGCAGTAGCATGGCAGATGTCTTGCATGAAACTGGCTAAGTGCATTAAGTAGATCCTCCACTGCTGCATGTTCAGCGTTTTCTCCGCCAGATGCATGGCGTTAAGATCATTTGCCCAATCCCACAATTCGTCGCAAGTGCAGTCAATGCCGTTGGCCGTCCACACATAGACGCCGTCTTCCTTGCGCCAGCCCATAGCGTCAGCCATGGCTACGTTAATCTCGTCGTCGCTCATGCTTCCTCCCATCTTCTTGGCAGCATCACGCGCATCGTTGGTGGACCGGGCCACACGTCTTGATCGAGGCACAGTTTGTACTGCGATAAAGTCACGTCCAACTGGTCATTGGCCAAATCAATCAACTCGGTTGACGCCTTCACCCACTGGCTCAAGTAAGGTGCTTGCATGTCGACGACCAAGAAGTAAAAGTCAATGTCCTCTTGGCCGGTGATCCGCTCCAGACCGTAGGTGTACCAAGCAGCTTGCTTATCGTAGCCGAAACCAAAGAACTTGTGGTCGAATTTAGACCAGTCACTGGTCGTCTTTAAATCGACAATCGCCGGACGACCCTTAATTTCAGTAATCATGTCCGGCCTGCCTTTACACTGAATACCGTCGCGCTCCCAGAACATGGACGCTTCGATAATCTTGTTAGCTGTGACCATCTCAAGCAACGGCTCTACAGCCGCACAGGCACCCTCTACACGCGCCCCTTCGTCTTCGTTGAGGATGACTTTACCAAGGTTCTCTTGGCAAAAGTTCTCCCATGTCAGCTTGCCCTCCTTGGTGCGCCGATCACACGCTGGAGCGATAGCGTATTCACAGCGGCCCTCAAGAGCGAGGCTGTGGACAAGTGTGCCAAGCTCCATCTCGCGGGAGGGCTTCCACTCTTGGCTTTCCTTCCACTTGTAGTACGACGGACACACGGCGAATGCGTCCAGGCTGTGTTTACTCAGGCCGTGCATTGCACGGTACTTTGTCATTTCCCAATCGTAGTGTATTTCGTTTTTCATTTTGTTATGGGTTGATTTCAAGCGCACCACAGCCAACGATCCTGCCAGCTCCGTCGCGAATGAGTTTTGTTGGACTCGCCAAATCTTTCCTGTGCGGAAGTGCAGTTCGCACATAGCCCGGCACAATGTAAAGTACACCTTTAATTGGATCCGGCAGGTTGCTCACACGAGCGTCCTTGCAGCACATTATGGGGACACCGTCTATGTCGTCCACCTTAGACAAGTGTGAGTGTACTTTGACTGAGTTTCCGCTAGGCTCGACGATACCATAGCCAGTGATGACTATGTCGTGAGGGGTAAGGTTGATAAGCTTATTCATTTATTAAGTTTGCAATGATGTTGAGTGCCAGCATGGTTTTGCCGGACTTAGTTTCGCCACCGATGACGACAAAGTCTCCGTAGCGTATCGGGCAGATGTTGTCGATAGCGGAGTAGCCGGTTTTGATCCGCATAGATTCGTCATCGCCAGTCTCGTAGCGTGTCAGCGCATTAAGCAAGAGCGCCTTCGTATCCATGACTTTCGGTGGGGCCAGTTCACGGGACAGGCTCTCAACCTTCATCACGACATCACTTAACAGCTCCGGCGTCTGCTGCGTCTGGTCGCCGATAGCCATGAGCGTCTCGTAAGCAACATGCTGCAAGGTGCGACGCTTGGCCGTGGACTTGACTATCTCGATGAGGTCACCAATTGCTGACGCAATCGGCATGAGCGTGTAGAGCTCGCTCAGTTCGTGGAATTGCACCTGAGGCAGCGTCTCGCGTACTTTCTCAAATACGACACGGATCTCCGAGCTGGCGTTGCGGCTCTGCTGCTGCAAGATGATCTCGCATACTCGGTGACTGAGCGGATCGAAGATGTCTGACACCTTGAAGTTTTTCTCCGAGATGTGATGCAAGAACACCTCTGGATGGTTCAGCGCAATCGACGCTATGCCACGTTCAGCCTCGCTCGCGGTTGGCACCACCGTGTCGGGTGGCAACTCTACAGGCTTACGCCTACCAGCTTTCTTGGGTGCTTCCATTTGATGCCATTAAAGTGTCGCGCTTAAGAAGCGTCTTGATTGGCGTACGCACCATTGACGATGCACGGGATAGCCAACCGTTGAGGTAGCGTCCCATGCCGCGCTGGGTCTTGCGTCGCAAAGGATCGGCTTCGATCCAGGCGTGGGCTTTGAGCAACTCTACTTCGACGGTTTTCTCGCCATAGATGATGACGAGATCCTTCATCAAGCGCGGCGGCACCTGCCAGTCTTTTCCGTCTTGAGTCTGGAATGTCATGTTGTACATGCTCATCGTCTTACCTGACTCGGGGTCTTGGCAAAGCTCGTCCACCATTTCCTTCACGGACGTGTACCGCTTACCTGACGACTCGAGCTCTTTGTTCGTGACGATGCACATGGCGTCAGCCAAGTCCTGTGCAGGCTGTACCGGCTCAGGCGTCACAGGTGATTCTGGCTCGCTAACGATCTGGCATGGCTCCTCGAGAGGGACGACCAGCTCGACTTTGGTGCCGGATTTGTAGCTAATGTTAATGCTTATGTTCATGTTTTTGATATTTCAATGATCTCATCAACCAACAGATTAGAAAACGAAACACTAATTTTTTCTCCCGTTGTCTGCTGCGATTCTTACGCAACCAAGCCGATGCCTTAAGAAGTTCATATTTCAGATCCAACTTGCTTGAGTATCCCTCAATCAAAGCCTGCACACGATCATCCTCAATGCAGTACACGCCATCCTTTGCCTCAAATTCTATTGTTTTTAATTCTTCGTTTGTCATTTGGTAAATGTGTGCGTTGTGCAGGCGCACCCCTGCATGGTGCAGAATTACTTAAGCCCGTCCATCCCATCCCTGAGCAGCCGGAAGAACAACTCAGCATTCATCGTGACAAGCCAAGGCGTCCTGTTTTTTTTATGAGCAACGATCCACGGCTTTCCGGCGCCATCACGTTCTGCCTGCTCAGTGGCCTTGATGAGGTTGAGGTTCTCGACAAACTTCACCTCTTGGTGTAGTCCGCGCAGCTCCTCACACACCACATCCGGGCTGTCGCCACCTCCGGCAAACTGTTGCCCACGACGGGCCGTGAAGCCCGCCGCACGCAACTCGTCGCGCCAGAGGCGTTCTCCACGGCAGCCTTTAGCCCTGCTGTTTATTGGCATCTCGTTTGACTTGGAGCCAATGGTTAACTTCCTCAAGCGAAAAGCGCAAGCAGCGCGGGCTGATACGGTGATGAGGAATCTTACCTTCACGCGCCCACTTCAGGACAGTCTGAAGTGAGACGTTTGCGAGCTGGGCAATATCTTTGGCTTTTACCATTTGAGATCGTCCTCCTCTAGTTCAGGTGCTTCTTCCTTCGCTGCCTTCACCTGCGCTGAGGGGAATGCCTTCGCAAAGCCCGCACGATCTGCGGAGATAAACAAGCTGGTCGCGATAGCCTGGAGATGCTCAGGCGAAAGCGCCTTGACCTCTTTACCAACCCACTCGGCTGCTTTGATCGCTTCAGCCATAAGCTGTGCCGCTTGGAATAGCGCACGCTTGGCATCAGCCACAGTCAGCGACACAGGTGACGAAGCCTGCACAGGCTTGCGTGGGCTGGCAACTGGT